CCCCCCCTCGTCCACTACACCCCCCGCCGTTACCACGGCCTGATGGTGGCCCCGATCGACGACAGCGACCGGACCTACGTCCTGTTGTCGGCGCTCGACGAAACGATCATCCAGCACAATCAGGGCGCCAATCCCGCCGGATTCGATTACGCATTCAACCTCACCTACGGAAGCGAATACTTCGACGACGGAGCGCTGCTAAGCGATCTGCGGCTGCTACTCGACGAAGAGACCGGACGGCACGTCAGGCGTTGAGCATCTTCACGACCTCGGCCTGCGGATCTTCGGATCCGAAAACGCGCCCGCCGGCCCCCAAAAGAAAGAAAGGCCGCGATCCGGCGGCGGGGGTGGGACCCGACCCGCCGGGTGGCCGTCCTCGGGAATTCCCCAGCTTCCCCCGCCGCGACAATCAGGACTACACAGCCCAGCCAAACCCAAAAACTTGAAAACACAAATTGCAGAAGTTCCATTTTATTTTCCTCTTTCCAGCCTTTCGGCGATATTCAAAATTCCGACGATTGCTTCACGAATGTTCGCGTCCGTGTTCGCTGTGATGGACAGGACCCGCGCAATGTCCCGCAGTTCCTCCGCCGCGGCGATTTGGTCCGCCGCCGCGCCCGTTGCTCTCATGCAGTCAGGGCAGAGGGGCAGGCCCTCCGCCGTCGGTCCGCCGCATTGCTCACACTTCGTCAGCTTCATAGATAACGCTCCTTTACACCGGGTAGCCAAATACAATGACGGTTCCTGTCAGGACTGCGCCCAGCAGGAAAGCAACCCACAGGATAACCACGCCCAACAGGACGTTTTCAGCCCAGCCGCAGACGCGCAAGGCCCACTTTGCCACGGTCCAACATTGCAGGCGGCGGGTGTGTTCCAGCTTTTCAAGGCCCGATGCCCGCTTCATGTCATAGGTCGCCGCTTTGACCGCCGCCGCGACTTTCGGTTGCAAACCCGCTCGAATGGTGAACAGCGCCCAATAAAGAACGATCAGCAGAATTCCGGCACGCATTGTCAGTCCTCCGTTTCCCGCTCACGCGCCCACACGCATTCGGCGCAGTTTTCCAGTTCGCCCGTGTCGAGCGGGCAAGGCTCCTTGTCGGCCCATTCGGGCTTCATGCAGTCATACTTCATTTCATTTCCTCCGTTTCGATGTTCCGACCCCGCAGGGCAAGCATTTTTTCACGAACCAGCTTATCGACGACGCGCCCCGGCGTTTTCTGCCCGCTCATAAGCATAAGGCGTTCGAGGTTGTAGGCCGTCTGTGCCGTGACGCGGACCGTCATTTTCTGTGTGTGCTGTTTTTTCATGGTGTCCCGCTCCTTTCGTGGTGGACGTAATCGAGGAATAGCACCGCCCCATTGAAGCGGACCCGCCATTGTTCGAGGTCCGCCGCGGTAACGTACTTTCTGCCGAAATGTTCTTTCATGTCCCGCCATACCGCCCACGGGACAAAGAAAAAGTCGTTTCCAATCCCGACGCAGACTGCGGCAAGCGCACCCCGTCGGGCGTGGCGTTCCAGCGTGTCCCGCTGTTCCTGTGTCAGAACGTCCCACTTCAAACGATCTGTCGTTGTGTACTTCGCTTCAAAGACTATGGAGCGCCCGCCGTCAAGCGTTCCTTGAAAGTCCGGCTGTGCGCGGGCGGTAAAGCGGCCCTTGAACTTTCCGTCGCGGCTCTTTTCCAGAACGCGGAACGGTTCAGGGGTTTTGTCTACGTCGGCCCGCTCCCGGTCAGAATAGAGGGCGCAGGCGGCTTTTATGGCACTCTCGAAAAAGTGGCCCTGTGCGTTGTTGACTTTGTTTTGATACCGCAGGGCGGCGCGTTGGTTGTCTATCACGGTTCCGCCCCGCTTCCCAACACAGGGCGGCGCGTGTGGTCGCCCATGCCCGCCATAAGCGCTTGAAGTTTAAGTGCTTCGCTTCGGCTGATTTCCGCCGCCGGGATTTCTTCGGCCTTTTTGGAAGCAGGCGGGAAGATGTCGTTCTTCATCAGGAACGCCGAATAGAACCGTTCCATTTCCTCTTCCAGCGCGGCTTTATAAAACTCATAGCTGAATTCGATTTCCAGCCGTTCCGCCGCGGTGCAGTCAATTCCGACTTGCTTTCGTGCGCGGCCTGAATAGGACCCGACGCACTTAAAGGGGATTTTCCCGGTCACGGTATAAATCACCTGAACCAGCAGTTTTCTTTCATACGGGGTCTTGTAACGGAAGAAGCACTTTTCCAAACGCTCTTCCGCTATTTCGGCTTCGTCGATGCCGTATTGCGTCATCAGCCTATCAAGCAGGGCGGCGGCTGACTGCTTTTCGCCGTCTGCGCCGCGGTTTGCAAGGGCTTGAACCTTGCGTATCTTCTCTAACAGGCGTTCCCGCTCCGTCATTGTCATACCTCCCATGTGTAAGGTTCCGTGCGGCACATATCGTAGAACGGGCAGAACGAACAAGCGTCGTCCGCCGTCCTGCGGTCGCAAATTTCCTTGATGACCCGCGCGGCCTGCTTCATTTCTTCGACTTCCTGTTCTTCCGGGGTCGGCTCATTTCTTCTCATATCTCGCAGATACCCCCGATATTGTCCAAATCGGCCCGGCTCACCGTTCGGCGTTTCAGGATACCCGCCATGACTTCGCCGTAACGGTCCCAACGTGCCGTCGTGGTCGTGAAGTAGCGCAATTCCGGGTTGAACTGCGCCCGCATTTTCAGGCTTGTAAGGATTTCGCTTGTGATTTCGAGGTCAAGCGGGTAAACGCTGACGCGCCCGCTTTCCTTGTCTCCCTCCCGGCAGACGGCAAGCAGTTTCAACCGCTCCCGCGGCTTCGGCGGCTCCCGCTCGATTGCGTCCTTGCAGTCGCAGGGTTCGGAAGCGTCGAGGTGTGCGCCGCAGTCCGGGCAGATTTTGAACGGCCTTGCCATATTGAACAGCCCCTTTCTTTACTCTTTCTTTCGCAATTTCAGGTAGACCGCCCAACCCGTGAAGTCGTTGTATTCGTACTGAACGCCGTAGTCATCGTCGGTCAAGGTCCAACCGGGATATTTCTTTTCCCAAAACTCACGGGGCGGGTGTTCTTTCGCCCACTTCTCAATCTGACGGCGATTGTACTTGCCGTCGTTCGTCCGGCTGTACGGCCTTTCGAGGTTATGCGAGGAATTCCACCGCTTTTTCCCGCACCCCTGCTTCACAAGGTAGGTGCAAAGGGCGGCTATGCCGTTTTCATCGGCTTGCAGGCGGTCAGCATTGCAAAAGCCGATTTTGTCGCCCTTTTTCTGTCCCTTGCGCCTGCGTTTTCTCCACAGGTCTTCCACAACGTCACGGTCAAGCCCGCCGTTCATAATGATGTGGTGATGAATACGAACGGGGGTTTCGCTGTTTCGCTTCGTGGTGTAGGCGGTAACGATCATGTACTTTAGCGGCGGCAAGCCCTCTTTCTTTCGGCGGTACTGGACCCGGCGTAGGAAGTTTGTTGCTTCCTGTTCGGCCTGTTCCACCGTGTCGGGCAGATATTTTCCGCTGTATGTAGCCGTAACGTGCAGGGCTTCCGGGTCAGAACCGAAATTCAGGTTTGCCGTCTGCGTGAAGTAGCGGCGGGCATTCTTGTCATTCAGGTTCTTTTGCTTCGGCTCCGTTTCCTTGATTTTCTTTGACCTCTTCCCGCGCGTAGATGCTGTCAGTTGCGCGGCGGTATAGGGGTATATATCTACCTCCCGATAATGCTTTCCGCAGTAGATTTTCTTTTCTCTCATAAAACTTCGCACTTGCTTCACTCCTTTTGCGGGTAGAGGAAGCGGGCGGGGCTTTACTTCCGGCGTGTGTAGTTGTCTATGCAGGCAGGAAGAACACCAGATAGGACGTGTCTTTCTTCCCGGTCCTGTTGTCATGCGTGACAAGGCTAATCGCAGGAACGTTAATACCCATTACAAGCCCGCCACGCCGCGCAAAAACGGCGTTATTTGTTGACTTTTTCCGCCGTTTTTGATATACTAACGGTAGGTTGATAGCTGATATATTTTCATCGGCGGAACCCGCTTCGCGTCTGCTCTCCCAAGCAAACGCGGGGCGGTTTTTCTTTATCCAGTTTTCACGACGGCGGGGGTTCAGACCTCCGCCGCTTTGTCTTTGTCTTCCTGCGCGATCTGCGCCGCGTCCTGCTTCGACGTGAACAGAGAAGCCACAGCCGCGCCCAGTGCTTCGCCCCAAACCTCCACGGGGTATTCGTTCAGGGCATTCAAAATTCTGTCGCTTGCGATAAGAACAAGCTGTGCGCGGTCCTCTTCGGCGACTTCAACGTTTTTTTCTTCGTCGTCCTCTCCGGGGACAGATACCAAGATTTCGGATTTCAGATAGCAAAGCGGGCGAACGCCGCCGCGGCCGTTGAAAGCGTAGCTCCAGCCCACCGCGCCAGAGGAATTGACGCAGCGGACGTAGCAAGAGTAGGACGCGTCGCAGGTCCACGGG